CGTGGGTTGGCGACCTCACACCTATCCTTGTCCGCAGTCTTGACGAAACAGAAAAATTTATTATTGACAAACAAACCGAATCAGTTCTTAATGATAAAATCATTGACGACAAGGAGATAAATTAATGAACGTGCAGGAAGAGATTAATAATATTTTAATGGCTGACAAAAAAGGTAGGTTGTCCTCTGACGAAATGTGGCAGGAGCAACAGGACAGAAAAAGAGAAGAAGTAGGTTATGAAGAAGTTGAAAGGCAAATGGACATAGAAGAATATCTTGCTGACAAAAGCTATGAGGAACACAAGAGTTGGGAAAATTCAAAGAAATAGATGTTATGATACAGGATATAGTTTTACAATTAGCACCACCACCTTCTGACGTAGCACTACGTATGGATTGTCCTGCTTGTAACCACAAAAATACATTATCTATAATGAACAATCAAGGAACGATTCTTTATCACTGTTTCTCTGCTTCATGTAACGTGAAGGGCAGAGTGTCTGACAGAAAAGAATTAAAGTTCACACGACATGAAGTTCTTCCCCAGAAGGCTGTTCCCCTTGACTCACGCAGTTTTGTGCCCCTAGGTAGAAACCAAAAGGCTCTCGACATGGTGGTCAAGCGGAACAGTTACGAAGCATACCAACACGCAAGGGCTGACATTCGATATGATGTACGCCAGAACAGAGTTGTCTTTATGGTATATAAAGATGGCAAAACAGTTGACGCTGTAGGTAGGAAATTAGATGACAATGACAAACGACCTAAGTGGTTTCGTTATGCAAGAAGCCGACATCCTTTTGTATGTAAAGCAAAAACTGACAGCGACACAGCCTTTTTGGTAGAAGATTGTTTTTCTGCTTGTGCTATATCTCAAGTCCATCATGGGATTGCACTGATGGGTACAAATCTACCAAATGAATACTTGACAACTCTTAATTCTTACAGTAAAATAGTAGTAGCATTAGATAGAGATGCCTCCAAAAAAGCTATCGAACTGACGAAACAACTTAGGGTGTCTGTACCTACTACTCTTGTTTTTCTAGAAAAAGATATTAAGAATATGAATTTAACAGAAATACAGGAGTTAATATGAAACCGCATACAGCACCAAGAAAACCTTTTTCCCAAGATTTGTTTAACGCAAACGATCCTCAGACAAGAGTTGCCGCCAAGAAACTGCTACCACCTGCACTTAAGAAATTACTTAAGCTAAAGGAAGAGCCTGTTCTAGTAGACAACGAAAAGAAATACGGCATAGATTTACTCTGTCCTGAGCACAACTTAAGTGTTGAAGTAGAAACCAAACATGGTTGGGGTGACGGAAAGTTTCAATGGGGAGACTTGCACATACCAAGACGTAAAGGTAAATACCTTGAGATAGAAGGTCATGTATTTTTTGTTGTGTTCAATACGAACAGAACTCAGGCAGGCATTATGACGAAAGATAGCGTATCTAGAGCCAAAGTAGTTAATAAATTCAATAGGTTATCCAGATTAAAAGAAGACTATCTTTCTGTTCCTTCCGAGGAAGTAATCTGGGTTTAGGAGATAACAATGCAACAAGTAGAATTACCAACAGATTACCAAAAGTTTATACATCAGTCACGTTACGCTAGATGGCGAGAAGACGTAAGCAGAAGAGAGACATGGGAAGAGACAGTCTCAAGATATTTTAATTTTATGTCCGACCATCTTGAAGATAACTTTGACTACATCTTACCTCCTGAGATAAGAGAACGTTTAGAAAACAGAGTGCTTAACCTTGACATCATGCCTTCTATGAGAGCTTTGATGACAGCAGGTGTTGCTCTTGACAGATGTAATGTAGCAGGGTATAACTGTTCGTACCTACCAGTTGACAATGCAAGGTCGTTTGACGAATGTCTTTACATACTTATGTGTGGCACAGGTGTAGGTTTTTCTGTAGAAAGCAAGTACACTAGTCAGCTACCTGTAGTCAGCGAGTCGTTGCATAATTCCGACACTGTTGTAATTGTGTCAGACTCTAAAGAAGGTTGGGCTAAAGGGTACAAAGAATTAGTTTCACTGCTATATTCTGGTCAGATACCTAAATGGGATTTGTCTCGCCTACGCCCTGCAGGTGCTAGACTTAAAACTTTTGGCGGTAGGTCATCTGGTCCAGACCCACTAGACGATTTGTTTAGATTTACTGTAGATATTTTTAAAAAATCTGCAGGAAGACGACTGAAGTCCATAGAGTGCCATGACATCATGTGTAAGATAGGTTCTGTAGTGGTAGTAGGCGGAGTAAGAAGATCAGCCCTAATAAGCTTATCTGACCTCGAGGATCAAGAGATGGCTTTAGCCAAGTCTGGTGAGTGGTGGAGTGACGAAGGGCAAAGAGCCTTAGCAAACAACTCAGTGTGCTATCAAGAAACACCACCAATCGGTATATTTATGAGAGAGTGGTTAAATCTTTACAATTCTAAGTCTGGTGAAAGAGGTATATTTAGTAGAGATGCTTCTGTACGTCAAGCAGATAAGAATGGTAGACGAGAGTCAGGACATGATTTTGGAACTAACCCTTGTTCAGAAATAATATTAAGACCACATCAATTTTGTAACCTAACAGAAGTAGTAGTAAGAGCAGATGATGATTTAGAAAGGCTAGGTCATAAAGTAGAGGATGCTACAATCTTAGGTACAATACAATCTACTCTTACAGATTTTAAATACCTACGAAAAATTTGGCAAAACAACACAGAAGAAGAAAGACTTCTTGGTGTTTCGCTTACTGGTATACTAGATAATCCTAAATTAGGAAAGGCAGAAGACCTTAAGAGGTTACGAGAAATAGCTGTAGATACTAATTTAGGGTTAGCAGTACAATTAGGTATACCACAGTCAACTGCAATTACTTGCGTTAAACCATCAGGCACTGTTTCCCAACTTGTAGACTCTGCTTCTGGTATACATGCAAGACATTCCGCACATTACATAAGAACAGTAAGAGGAGATAAGAAAGACCCTCTCTCTCAGTTTCTTATAGACCAAGGTATTCCATACGAAGATGATTTGATGCAACCTGACAATACTGTTGTGTTTTCTTTTCCTATGAAGTCACCTACAAAAGCAGTACTAAGAGAAGACCTAAGTGCTGTAACACAATTAGAAAACTGGAAGAACTATCAAGAGAACTGGTGTGAACATAAACCATCAGTTACCATTTCTGTAAAAGAAGACGAATGGTTTGAGGTAGGTTCTTGGGTGTACGAAAACTTTAAAGATGTAGCAGGTGTTTCTTTTTTACCACACTCTGACCATACATACAAACAAGCACCCTACCAAGACATAACTAAGGAAGAGTATTTATCCTTAAGTAAACAAATGCCAAGAAATGTTGATTGGACATTATTATCCAATTATGAACAAGAGGACAATACCACTGGTACACAAGAGTTGGCATGTAGTGCAGGTGCTTGTGAGATTGTAGACATAACATGATAAGTTTATTAGGTTCTTTACTAGGGTTTGGTACTAGCTTTATGCCAAACGTATTAGGTTTCTTTGAAAAGAAACAAGCGAACAAACAAGAGTTGCTTATGTTAGAGGCTAAAGCTAAGTATGCCTCTGAGTTAAGTAAGTTAAAACTACAAGAGATAGATGCTCAGGCAGATATAGAAGAGGCAAAAGGTATATACAAACATGCGGAACAGTTAGCTAAGTCTAACCAATCTAAATTTATAGGTGCGTTACAGGCTTCTGTTAGACCTGTAATTACCTACGCCTTTTTCATGTTGTTTGCTTTTGTTAAAGGAGCATATGTAGTTATAGCCGTACAAGGCGGTGAAGATTTATTACCTGCGATACTAAATGCTTGGGACGATGAGACAATGGCACTATTTGCTGCGGTCATGGCGTTTTGGTTTGGTAATCGTGCAATTAGTAAGTGGAAGAAATAATGCCTACAGATTTTTCAAAATCACCTGAAGGTCACATAGCTCCTCTATTTCCTTTTGCACCTATGATAATGTATGCAAAGATGCCTATGGATTTAGTAAGAAGAATGAATAAGTATGTCAACAAGACGATAAAGGATGAGGAAAAAATTAAAAATTTAGACCATTCAAATAATCTTGTAGGTAAACTTAAACAAGAATTTTTAATTGAGTCTAATGAACTAGATAAACATTTACCTTTTTTTAATAATGTTGTAGCTAAATATTTAGATACTGATTTAAATAGATCATTTAAAAGTTTAGCAAAAGGAACAGGCTACGGTATACAATATAAGTCAGCATGGATTGTACGGCAATTTGCAGGTGAATATAATCCTGCACACATACATACAGAATGTAGCATGTCTTGCGTAGGCTACTTAAGACTTCCAGAAAAAATAGAAGAAGAGTGGGAAGAAGATTATAAAGACCACTACCCTGCTAATGGTCACATAGAATTTTTACATGGATCGTCTGGTAAAATGCACATGCATACATTAATGGTAAAACCCTCTGTAGGAGATTTTTTTGTATTTCCTGCTGACCTTATACACATGGTTTATCCTTTTAAAAGTGAAGGTGAAAGAAGATCGTTTAGCATGAACATAGAAATACACCAACAAAAGATGGACAAAGATGGTAAACCAATACTAATACCTAAAGCAAAAGAAGGACATGTTGCAGGAAATTTTGAACTTGCATAACTAAAATTAATATAATATAATACTCTAACCTTTTTAGGAGAATAAAATGGAGTCACAAATAATATCCCTACTTTTAAGTAGAGAAAACTTTGATAAGGCGAAAGCTCTTGTCACAAAAGATATGTTTGATAAGAAGTACAAAACTATCTTTGACGCAGTAATGCACTACCATACTAAGTATGAAGGTGACCTATCAAAAGACAATCTTTTTATGGTTCACAAAAACCTATACCCTGCCATGCCTGACTCCACAAGAGAGTTAGTTGAAGAGGCTATCCAAGACATACCAGAAAATGTAGAAGGCGATCCTAACTTTGTAATGGACACGCTTACTGAATTTTGGAAAAGAGAGATGGCTAGGAAGGTAGGCGAAACAGCTATTGATATATGGAATGGCGACTCAGCCAACTTTGGTGATCTACGAATGATGATTGACCAAATCATAAATCAAGACTCAGCTACTGGCATCCTGTCTATGCAAAGGGAAGAGACAGATGTAGAAGAATTGTTTCTAGACTTTGAAGCAGACCCAGATTTTCCTTTTCCAATAACAACATTAGCAGACGAGATTGCAGGAACATACAGGGGCAACCTAGGTATTATTTTTGCTAGACCTGAAAGTGGTAAGTCATCTTTCTGTGCTTTCTTAGCTGCCGAAGCAATACGTAAAGGTAATCGTGTAGGTTACATTATGAATGAAGAGACAGCTAAAAGGATGAAGTCCAGAGTATTAACTGCCTACTTTAATGTACACAAAGAAACTTACATGCAAGAGATAGACAACATAAAGAAAGTGTACAAAGAAGAAATAGAAGATAATCTTTACATTATGGATTCTGTTGGTTCTGATATAACAGAGATAGATCAGTTTACAAAATTAAACAAAATTGATATACTATTTATAGACCAGTTAGATAAGGTAAAAGTAAATGGTGAGTTTAGTAGAGGAGATGAGAGATTGAAAGAGCTCTATGTAAATGCAAGAGAGATAGCAAAAAGAAATAACTGCATGGTTTGGGCAGTTTCTCAGGCAAGCTATGATGCACACAATCGTCAGTTCTTAGACTTTGCTATGTTAGATGGTTCTAAAACTGGCAAGGCAGGTGAAGCAGATATTATTATAGGCATAGGCAAAAATCCTGGTGAAGATGATGACACTCGATTCCTATGCGTTTCAAAAAATAAAATTTCAGGGTGGCATGGTCATATTGTCTGTGAGATAGACAAACTTACAGGGAGGTATTACGAATGATTTTAACGTTAGATGTAGAAACAACTTTTATAAAAACAGAAAAAGGTTATGATCCTTCTCCTTATTCTAGAGGCAACCAACTAGTGTCTGTAGGTTTTAAAGAAGATGATAGACCTGTGGAGTATGTTTGGTTTTATCATTCAAACAAAGAACCAACACCAGACAACATGAAGATAGTACAAGAGGCATTAGATAGGGCAGACGTATTGTTAGGTCACAATATAAAGTTTGATTTACAATGGCTGTTTGCTGCAGGTTTTACTTATGATGGTGCAGTTTATGATACTATGGTCTTTGATTATATATGGGCTAGAGGTGTTAAAGTTCCTCTAAGCCTTGATGAGTGTTGTCGTAGACACCAGACCGTTACAAAAAAAAAGAAAGAAATTTTAGAAAACTACTTGAAAGAAGGTGTAGGATTTGATATAATACCACCTGAGATAGTAGAGGAATATGGAATTGCTGATGTGCAATCTACTTATGAAGTAGCTGTAAGTCAGTCTAAACAGGAAGGAAAAAGCATTGAGCAAATTGCAGCCCACATTGTACCTGTCTTTTGAGGTAACAAAAGTTTTAGCAGGTATGGAAAGAGATGGGATTAAAATAGATCGCCAAGCCCTTAACTTTGTTAAAGACCAATACACAAAAGAGTTGGAAGAGTTAGAGATATTCTTAAGTAAAGAAGTTACTAGGGTCATGGGAGATATGCCTATTAACTTATCTAGCCCTGATGATAGGTCTAAACTTTTATTCTCTAGGTCAATAAACAATAAAAAGAATTGGATAAAAACATTTAACTTAGGCTACGAACTTAGAGGTAACACTAAGAAGCCTAAACGCAGAGCCTACATGACTGATGCACAATTTAAAAGAGCAGTGGTAAACAACACTACTGTACAACAAAAATCTGAAGCAAAGAAATGTAATCCTTGCAACGGTTATGGTAAGGTAGCTAAGAAAAGAAAAGACGGTACTTGGGGTAATGCTAGATTTATATGTAAACCTTGCTCTGGTTTAGGAATACAGTACATGCCTACAGGTAAGGTTGCAGGATTTAAGTTAGTACCACTAGACCCTAAAGGATGTAGCACTGCAGGATTTAAAACAGATGCAGATGCTCTTTCTATATATAAGGAAAGAGGAAACCCTGAAGCTGTCTTGTTTATAAAAAATTATCTTAGGTACAATGCTATTAAAACTTACCTTAAAACTTTTATTGAAGGTATTGAAAAGAACTTAGATTACTCAGACAGAATACATCCACAGTTTATGCAGTGTGTTACAAGCACTGGTAGACTATCTTCTAGAAATCCTAATTTCCAAAACATGCCTAGAGGTAAAACTTTCCCTGTTCGTAGAGCAGTGGTATCTAGGTTTGAAGGCGGTAAGATTCTTGAGGGTGACTATGCTCAGTTAGAATACAGAGTAGCAGGTTTTTTAAGTAAAGATAAGCATGTGTATGATAATGTAGAGGGTGGTGTAGATGTACATAACTTAACTGCTACTATTATAACAGGCAAAGATAAAGAAGAGATTACGTCTGAAGAAAGACAAAATGCAAAGGCACATACTTTTGCACCGTTGTATGGTGCTACAGGTATGGGATTGCCTGAACATATACATAGATATTACTACCAGTTTACAGATGTCTATCCTGGAATTGGTGAATGGCACATAAGGTTAGCTAACGAAGCTTTAAAATATAAAGTTGTAAGTTTACCTTCAGGTAGGGAATACAGATTTCCCTATGTAAAGAGAACAGCTAGAGGCATAACACATGGCACTAGCGTAAAGAATTATCCTGTACAAGGGTTTGCGACAGCAGATTTACTTCCGTCTGCTCTAGTGCTTACCTTCGAAGAATTTAAGAAAAAGAAACTTAAATCTTTGCTTTGTAATACAGTACATGATAGTATAGTAGTCGATGTACATCCTGATGAAGAGGAGCAAGTAATTGAAACTCTCAAAGAATGTATGTTGTCTATCCCTCAGCAAGCTAAAAGAAGATGGGGCATTGATTATGATATGCCTGTAGGCATTGAGTTAAAAATTGGAAGCAACTGGTTAGATACTAAAGAAATTTTTTCAAATTAATGCTTGCAATTAATTTATATCTAGCCTATAATAATAAGATTGTGCAACTCATAAGGAGTATTATATGACACAACTAGCGACTAACGAGGCAACAGACCTTGTAATTCCAGACAATTTGGATAAACTATCTGTAGAAGAAATAGCAATTATGCTTGGTCAGAAGGATGGCATGGAGAGTCAATCTACTGGTGATGCTTTTGCTAGACTATCAATAAATCATTCACCTGAAGACGATGCAGGCAACACTCTGCCTAGAGGTCACTTCGCATTATACAACCCAAACACTAAAGAAAAAGTATTTGGTA